TCTGGTTGCCGATAAAGAACCTCGGGCGGAGATTTACGCAGCAGCGACGAAAACCGATCAAGCAAAGATACTCTTTCGTGATGCGGTCGCTATGGTGCGCCTCTCGCCCGAGCTCGATGCAGAACTGAGTATTGCAGGCGGCAAGGGTAACGAGTGGAACATCGCCGACCTGGCGACGGCGAGCTTCTTCCGCTGCGTCTCGAGCGACGACTCGCAATCCGGGCCAAGGCCGCATATCGCGCTGCTCGATGAGGTCCATGAGCACCGCACCGGCCTGATGGTCGAAATGATGCGGGCGGGCTTCAAGGGTCGACGTCAGCCGTTGATGCTGATGATTACCAACAGCGGCACCGACCGGCAGTCGGTCTGCTGGCAGTATCACGAGTACGCGCGCAAGGTCTCAGCTGGAATGCTGGAGGATGACTCATTCTTTGGCTACGTCTGCGCGCTCGATCCGGAAGACGATCCGTTTAAGGATGAGTCGTGCTGGCCGAAGGCGAATCCGCTGCTCGGAATTGCAATCCAGCCGGAATACCTGCGCGAACAGATCACCGAAGCGCAAGGGATGCCGTCAAAAGAATCGACGGTCCGGCGCCTGAATTTTTGCCAGTGGGTCGAATCGCTTAATCCCTGGCTGTCCGCAGAAGTGTGGCGCGCAGCGGAGGACAAGGATTACGACGAAGCGCTGCTTGAAGGGCGTACCTGTTACGGCGGGCTGGACCTCGGATCAACGACGGACTTGACGGCCTTTGCTCTGCTGTTTGAGCCGACTGCAGCCGATCCCTTCTGGCGGTTAAAGACTTGGTTCTGGTTGCCAGCCGACAACCTCGCCGACAAGGAACGTAAGGACGGTGTGTTTTACGGTTCATGGCGGGCGCAGGGCTGGCTCGAAACAACGCCAGGCGCAGCGGTGAACAAGACCTTTGTCCTGTCGCGCGTCGTGGCTTGCTGTGGGCGTTACAACGTGAAGTCGATCGGTTTCGACGACTGGCGAATTGAGGACTTCAAGGTTTTAGTCGCGGAAGAGGGCGCGCAGCTTCCTCTCGCGAACTTCCGCCAAGGCTACAAAAGCATGGCGCCGGCGGTCGATGAGTTCGAAAGACTCCTGATCTCCGGACTGTTGAAACACGACGGCAATGCGGTGATGAACTGGAACGCCTCGAGCGCGGTGCTCGATACCGATCCGGCCGGCAACCGCAAGCCGAACAAAGATAGAGCGACGGGCCGCATTGACGGCGTGGTCGCTACAGTGATGGCAGCGGGTCGCGCGATCACTGCCGAAGAGAAGACGGCCGAGCCGTCGCTGTTCTTCGTGTAACGAGCTTTACTCCGCGAGTTAGAAATTCGGGCCGCTTTCGAGCGGCCCATTTTTTTGGCCCGAGGAGATGTGCGGATAAGAAAAGACCCCTTCAGCGTCGCACGGAGAAGGCGCGCTAACCACGGAGTTTTCAAATGAAATCAATGCAAAAAGGCTTCACGCTCATCGAACTGATGATCGTGGTCGCCATCATTGGCATTCTGGTTGCACTTGCCTTGCCCGCGTATCAGGATTACGTGATACGGGCGCGCGTAGCGGAAGGGCTATCGCTCGCTTCCGAAGCCAAGGTGACGGTTGCGGACAACGCCGCCAACGCTTCGCCGGATGCGAACGGCGGATTCGCCGCTGGGATGCGTACCGGTGCCGCGACTACCTGCACGGCAGCCGGCACGTGCGTCAATCCGATTACCGGATCGACCAACGTGCAGGACATCAGCGTTGTGACGGCGACCGGTGAGATCACGGTTCAGTACACCACGCGCGTCGCTGCTGCTGCAGTCGATCAGATCGTGCTCGTGCCGCAAGCGAACAACGCGGCCTTAGTAGTCGGCACGCCGCCCACTGGTCCGATCACGTGGGTGTGCTACGCGGCTGGCAAAACCGGTGCACCTGCCGGTGCCACGTTGCTCGGCAAGTTCGCGCCCGCCGAGTGCCGCGCGTAGTTTTCAGTGCATGGCAGGCCGCGGTCACCTTGGCCGCGGGCCTGTTTACCTGCGCCCAAATTTGGGAACGGGTTCCCTTCTTTGTTGCGATTCCGATCGGACTGCTGATCGTTTCGATCCTCGCTGATGATATTTCCCCGCCCGCGTCCTTTTCTCCTCGCGGGTCTTGAGGCCGCCTAAACAGCGGCTTATTTTTTAGGAATCGCATGACAGAACGCGCTTATAGCTTTCTCGAAATCAAAAGCGTCGTCGACGATGGCGAACATCGGATTATCGAAGGCATTGCGACAACGCCGGAGCCGGATCACATCGGCGACGTAATGGACCCGATGGGCGCGAAATTCACGCTGCCGCTGCCGTTTTGTATCGGTCATCCGTCAACGGGCGGGAAGCCAATAGGCGACGTGACGAAAGCCATGCCGAGTAAGGATGGCATTCACATCCGCGCCGAGATTCGCAAGAGCTCCGGACTCGAATACGTCGAGGAGGCATGGAAACAAATCAAGGCGAAGCTCGTCCGCGGCTTGTCGATCGGATTTGTACCGATCGGACGACCGGAACGCAGCGCGAGCGGCGGAAGCCACTACAAGGCTTGGCATTGGGCCGAACTGTCGGCGGTTGTCGTGCCCATGAATACGCGCGCCACGATCCAAGTAATCAAATCCCTCTCACACGATCCACGCCCAGCCGTGTCCGGCAATGGCGTCGTTCGTCTCTCTCCCAGTGGTCTGGGCCAACAGCAAAACGGTCAAAAGGACCATTCAATGAATTATCAGGAAAACATCGACGCCTTCAAGCGCAAGCGCGACGGCCTCGCACTCGATTTGAAAACGCAGACGGACGCCATCGTCAATAAAGGCGAGACAGCGGACGCTGATCAGCAGGAAAAGGTAGACGGACTCGTCGCCGAAATCTCGACTATCGACAAGCATCTGACGATGCTGACGAATGTCGACGCGATCTCGAAAGGATTTGTGATCTCAGCGCCGCCAAGCGCGAGCGGTGATGTACGGCCGAACGTATCGAGCCGGCCTTACATGACTGTCAGCCAGACGAAGCAGGAACCTGGCATCGGACTAGCGCGTGTCGTCAAATGCCTCGGCAAGGCGCGCGGTAACGTGATGTTGGCCGAGCAGATCGCGCGCAACACGTACAAAGATGATCCGCGTATCGAAATGGTGATCAAGGCCGCTGTTGCGGCGGGTACAACGGGCGTGAGCGCGTGGGCGGGCTTCCTCGTCGGCGATGAGACGAGCCTCGTGGCGGAATTCCTCGAATATCTGCGCCCGAAGACGATCATCGGCCAATTCGGACAGGGCAACATTCCGAGCCTTAGTCGCATCCCATTCCGTACTCCCTACCTGACGCAGACCACCGCTGGTGCGGGCTACTGGACCGGCGAAGGCAAGGGTAAGGGCCTGACGCAGTTCGACGGCGCCCGCGCGACGCTCGAGCCGCTGAAAGTCGCGAACATCGCGGTGCTGACGAAAGAAGTGCTGCGCGATAGCTCACCGTCCGCCGAAGTCTGGGTCCGTAATCAGCTGGTCGAAGCAGTACGCGCTCGGATGGATATCGACTTCATCGATCCGGCGAAGGCGGCATCGGCGGGCATTTCGCCAGCGTCGATCACGAACGGCATCACGCCGATTACGGCTTCAGGCTTAACTGCGGATGACGTACGGTCGGATCTGAAAGCGCTATTTCAAAACTTCATCGAGGCCAACAACGCGCCGACCTCGGCCGTGTTCCTGATGTCGTCGACGATCGCACTAGCTTTGTCGCTGATGACGAACTCCCTCGGTCAATCCGAGTTCCCTGGTATTACGATGAACGGCGGCACGCTCGCCGGGATTCCCGTCCTTACTTCGGAGCATGTGCCGAACGCGACGGCCGGCGGCATCATCGTGCTGGTCAACGCCCGCGATATTTTCCTCGCGGACGAAGGCGGCTTCGAAGTCGATATGTCGGAAGAAGCATCGCTGCAGATGGACGACACACCGACGCAAAGCTCGATCACCACGATCGCAGCGACTAGCGTGGTGTCGATGTTCCAGACGAACAGCGTGGCGTTCCGTTGCGAACGCACGATGAACTGGGTACGCGCCCGCGACAGCGGCGTCGGCTATATCCAGACCGTCAACTACGGAGAGTAAAGGAACGGCCGCCGGGAGCAATCTCGGCGGCTTCTTTATGACCAAAAAGATTTCGATGCTGACGCTCAAGCCGTTGAAATTGCGCGGCCGACCTGTCGGCAAGGACGAGCGTATTGAAGTCGAAAACCGCAAGGTTGCGACGTTACTAACGGCGACCAAGCTCGCGCGCGAGGTGCCGGATTTTGACTACGCTTTCGGCTTCGCCGAGCCCGCCTTAAAGCCAGTTGTTATCGGCATGGACTTAGCCGATAAAAGCGACGAGGTAACGGTTTACGTGCAACCAAAACCGGCGAAGCGCGCTTACAAGCGGCGCGGGCCGAAGGTGCGCAAGTGAACGTATTCCAGCGGGCGCTGACGGTTATCACGAAGGCGCTGCCGTCGTTTAACTTGTCGCGTTATAGCGGCGGAATGTCAACGGTAGCTGGATCTGGTGGATGGTATTCGCTGGTTCGCGAATCGTTCGCGGGTGCGTGGCAGCGAAACATCACGCTTGATCGTCGCGACGGCTTAATGTCGAACTCGACGATTTACGCGTGTACGACGCGCATCGCAAACGACATATCGAAGCTCCCGATTAATCTCGTCGAAGAGGTCGAGCCGGATATTTGGGAAGTAGTGCGAGCCGCGTCCCCGTTCTGGCCGGCGCTGCGCAAGCCGAACAAGTATCAAAACAGAATCCAGTTTTACGTCGTTTGGCTCCTGTCCAAACTGATGTACGGCAATACATACGTTCTCAAGATTCGCGATGAGCGCGGCATCGTGTTCGCGATGCACATCCTAAGTCCGACGCGGGTCGCGGTTGCCGTGGCGCCGAATGGCGAGGTTTGGTATCAGCTTTCGCAAGACGACCTCGCCGGCATAAAGCAGCAATTTGCACTGCCTGCGAGCGAGATCATTCACGACCGAATGAATCCGCTCTTTCATCCACTTTGCGGGATTCCTCCTCTTTTCGCCGCTGCGCTTACCGCTACGCAAGGCGCGCGAGCGCAGCAGTTCGCCGCGAAATTCTTTGAAAATATGGCGCGACCGTCCGGTGTATTGGTAACACCGGGCGAACTATCGACGGAAAAACAAAAGGAATACAAGGAGGCATGGGAGAGCGGCTTTTCCGGTGACAACATCGGCCGCATCGCTGTCATGGGCGGCGGGCTCAAGTTCGAGGCGATCGGATGGCCGGCGATTCAATCGCAGCTTGTCGAACAATTGGAATGGGGCGTCGCTGATATCGCCCGTGCCTACGGGATGCCGCTGCACAAGATTCAAGCCGGCCCGGTCCCGACCTCGAACAACGTCGAGGCGTTGAATCAAGACTATTACCAAGACTGTTTGCAACCGCATATCGAATCGATCGAGCTTTGCTTGGACGAGGGGCTCGAACTAACCGACGTCGCCGGCCGTCCGCGCTGGACGCTCGGGACCGAGTTCGACCTCGACAACTTGCTCCGCATGGATAGCGCGACGCAGATAACGAGCCTCGCAACGGGAACCGGCGCCGGTATCTACTCGATCAACGAGGCACGCAAAAAACGCAACCTCCGGCCAGCGGCGGGCGGCGGCGAGCCGATATTGCAACAGCAGAACTGGCCGCTAAGTCAAATCGCTAATCGCGAACTTCCGAAACGCGAAGGCGAAACGCCCGCACCTGGAACGCCGATAGATGACGCGGCCAACGACGACGAATCAAAAGCGCTATTCGATAGCGTGATCGCCAAATTCAACCAAGCATCGATTATGAAGGCACTGGCAAATGGCTGACGGTCGCGACGGTCGTGACGGCAAGCCTGGTCTCCCTGGTAATCCGGGGCCACCGGGGCCGCCTGGGCCGCCGGGTAAAAGAGGTATCGATGGCAAAGACGCGCCAGTACGCAAGCCGAGTGCGTGGGTGTTCGATGTAGTTCGGGGCGAGGATGGACTGATCGCTGAAGTAAAAGTGAAGCCGGTTGATTGAAAAAGGAACCTAGAAAATGAGTGCAACAAATGCTTTTGAGGACAAAATCCTCTCGCTTTACCTGACCAACGTCGACGCGGCGAACATAGGAGACGCCACCGGCTTGCGCGGTAGTACAACCGCCGGCAGTGTGTTCGTTTCGTTGCACACCGCAGATCCCGGAGAAACCGGTGATCAAACGACCAGCGAATCGGCCTACACCAACTATGCACGCGTCGCGGTGGCTCGTTCGACCGCCGGCTGGACGGTGACGTCGGGCGTCGGCGATAACGACTCCGTGATCACGTTTCCACAGTGCGGAGTGACCGGTTCAACGATTACGCACTTTGGACTCGGCTCGGCAACGTCAGGTGCCGGTAGTCGGGATATGAACGGGACAGCGTCGCTGGTGGTAAGCCAGAACATAACTCCTCAATTCGCGGCCGGAGCCCTCGACGTGACTTGCGATTGATGACGCCGTTACTGAGCAAGCAACGCATAGCGGTCGCCATCGAGGGAGATTTGGTCAAGCTCTCGATCGGCAATACCGACATTCGCATGCCGTATGAAACCGCCTTGCAGTTGAGTCAGTGGCTGCGCGTGCGCGCCAAGCAGGCCAAGCGCACGGCGGGCGACGTGAGCCGCCATTGGTCGGTGATTGGATTACTTGAAGGACTCAAATAATGCCGCGCTTCTCTGCAGGGGTTAAAACGAGCGCTGGATCAACGACGCTTCCGCTGATTAGTTTGTATGCCTCGGCGTCGGTGGGCGGCAAGATTCGTGAGATTGGGCTTTTCAACACGACTGCCACGGCGGTTGACGTCAAACTGACGAGACTGACAACCGCAGGAACACAGGGCACCGGACTAACAGAAGCTGAGCACGATCCAGACGGCGCGGGCGCAAGTTGCACCGCATTCACTACGCATAGCAGCACGCCACCTACGGCTGGCGACGATCTTGGCTATCGCGCGTCGCTCGGTGCGGCGATCGGTGCGGGCGTTATCTGGACGTTTGGCGATACCGGCCTTCGCATTCCGGTCGGCACCGCGAATGGGATCGGCGTGCTGATCGAAAACGGTACGGGGCAGGCGCTGCAGGCTTACATTGCTTGGGATGAATAAACCGTGGCCGATACCAAGATCAGCGCCCTGACGGCCGCGTCTGCCGCTGACGCCGCGAATGAATTAGCGATCAACGAGGCGGGCACATCGAAGAAACTGACCGTCGCACAGGTCGCCGAATACTTAGTCAAGCGGATCGCAGGAAACTCCGGGGCTGCGGGCGCTTATACGACATGGCAGAACCTCACATCTGATTCTGCGGATCAGACATCAAGTTCGACACCGGCGGTCGTGATGACGACGACGGGCGTGGGGGCTGGGACGTGGGTATTTCGTTACACGCTCATCTATCAGACCGCAGCAACAACCACCGGGTTGACCATACACATCAACCACACGGGCACCACCGGACAATTTGCGTCTACGTGGCGGCAAACGGATACGAGTGCAACGGCGTCTACGGCGGTCGGTGCCACGGTCAATACATCGGCGGCTGGTGGCGTGGTGAGTGGCAAAATCGAGTCGGTTATCAATACCATCACAGCTGCGGCAATTTCGGCGGGCGTAGTTAGCGCAAACACGGATGTCATGGCGGTGATGGAGGGCTTGGTTGTAGTCACCGTGAGTGGAGATCTAGAGCTAAAAATCCGCACGGAGGTCAACACGAGTGCCGTGCGCATCATGGCCGACTCTTGCCTTGAACTTATGAAAATCGAATAAAAGATGGCCGACCGCTATCTTCTGGAGAGCGGTGCGCCTGACGGCTATCTACTGGAGGATGGGACCGGCGTCCTATTGCTCGATATTCCGCCGCCCGGCCCGACGATTGACGCGACCAGTACGAGCGGCTGGGATACAAACGTCTCGACTAATTCGGTCACTTGGACGCATACGTGTAGCGGGGCGAATCGCGTTCTAGTCGTAATTGCTTTTGCTACTGACAATACACAAGCGTCCGTCACTGCTAGTACATGCACCTATAACGGGGATTCTCTATCCCTAGAAACTGCCGCAGCTTTCACATTTAGCGCTGGGGCTAGTTTCGGTCGCACTACGATATTCACGCTCGTTGCACCAGATACGGGCAGCGCTTTTGACATAACGATCACATTTGCCGGGAACTGCGATCGGAAAAAGGGCATAGCAATCTCGCTAAATGACGCGAGTCAAGGCGGCGTTTATGAGACAGCCGTAAGCGAAACAAGCGATGTCAACGAGTTTTGGCCGGTTGGCGGCCGCGATGTGACGTTAACCATCGGCAAGGATGGCAGTCTGCCCATAAGTGCAATGTTGAATGCTGGCAGCTTGAACGAACTAAACGCCGGGTCCGGACAGACGCGCATACATTCATCCGTTACGGCGAGTAGTCAATGGTCGGCCGCGTCCTACCGATCTAGGAGCTTTGCGGGATCTGTAGATTTTCAGTGGTCCGGAATAGATGACGCCGGCCCGTATGCGCTCATTGCTTTTGGTGTTCTCGCACTTAACGTTAAGCCAGTGGTTCACATGGCGCCTTACGTTACCGGTGAAATGCGCCAATGAGTGACGCTCGCTGGCCGGTTCCGTCGCATCAGCCAGCGGACCGTAAACAGACATCAAGGGTTGTAGCTCCGCTAACGACTGCGGCACCTGGGGATGTCACCGGTACCGCATCGTTCAGTTTTGACAGCGCGGCGGTACTCACCGGCGAAGGCGCATTAGCAGGCACCGCCGCGCTGACGTTTGCCAGCAATGCCGCGCTGACGGGAACGGGCGCACTTACAGGTGCGTCTGCGCTGACCTTCGCCAGTGCTGCCAGCCTGACCGGGCTTGGCGCGCTAAGCGGCACCTCGACGCTGATCTTCACCAACTCGGCGAATCTTGAGGGCACGGGAGACTTAGCAGGTAGTGCGGCGCTGACGTTTACCGGCGCGGGAACGCTCGCGAGCGATGGGCCGATCACCGGCACGTCCGCACTGATCTTCGCCAGTTCTGCCGCGTTAACAAGCGACGGCCCGATCGCTGGCAGCGCGGCGGTCGTGTTCGATAGTGCGGCGACGCTCGACGGCACGGGTGCATTGAGCGGCACCGCTGCATTGACGTTCAGCGTGACGGGCGCGCTCAGCGGGACCGGTGATCTCGCCGGTACGAGCGCGCTGGTATTCAGTTTGACCGGTGCGATTAGCGGGACGGGAGACCTAGCCGGCACTTCGGACATTGTTTTCACTCCGGCGGGTGACCTCACCGATGCGGGCGGTGTTGGTGATCTGACCGGAACCGCAGGCGTTCAATTTGGCAGCGCAGCGACTTTAACTGGGCTTGGGCAGCTCGCTGGCTCGGCGGCATTGGTATTTGACAGTTCGGCTGCGCTGACAGGCTCGGGAGCCCTAAGCGCAAGTCAAGCGATAACGTTTGGTAGCTTGGCTACATTGACGAGCGATGGCCCGATCAGCGGAACGTCCGCGCTGATCTTTGCCAGCTCGGCGACGCTGACCAGTACTGGGCCCCTAACCGGCACGGCAGCGTTGCTGTTCGATAGCAGCGCGAACCTGAACGGCTCGGGAGACCTGACAGGCACCGCAAGCCTCGTCTTCAGTCTGACGGGCGCTTTGACTGGCGATGGTGCGCTTGCTGGCTCCAGCGCGCTGACGTTCGACGCTACGGGCGCTCTAACGGGTACTGGAGACCTCGCAGGGTCGAGCGCCGTTACGTTCACGCCAGCCGGCGCTTTGGCTGGTACCGGTTCGCTATCGGGGACTGCGCCGCTTGTCTTTACCGTCACCGGGGTTGTAACCGGAACCGGCGATCTCGCGGGAAGCTCGGACCTGGTATTCACGCCGACCGGGGATCTGACCGATGCGGGCGGCGTCGGTGATCTGACCGGCACGTCGGCGGTTGTATTTGGTAGTGCAGCGACCCTCACCGGGCTCGGAGACCTTGCCGGAACTTCGGCGCTACTGTTCACGCCAGCCGGAGATTTAAGCGGCACAGGCGACCTGGCTGGCTCCAGCACGCTGACGTTCAGTCTGACGGGCGGACTTCAGGGCATCGCATCGCTTGCGGGATCGGCGGCGGTTCAGTTTGACAGCGCAGCGGCCCTCACAGGGCTTGGGGCGCTTGCGGGCAGCTCGGACGTACTGTTCACCCCATCCGCGACATTGAGCGGCACAGGGGACGTTGCAGGCACCGCAGCGGCCACGTTTAGCACCACCGGCGATCTGACTGGTGACGGAGCTCTGACCGGAACAGTGCCGGTCGTCTTTGATGCCGACGGCACTCTGACCGGTCTCGCGCCGGGTGACATGAGCGGCCTCGCGGCGCTGACGTTCGGTGCCAGCGGGGCACTAAGCGGTGACGGCGCGTTGCTCGGTTCGGCGGTGATGTCGTTCGCAAGCATGGCGGCGCTGATGAACGCGACGCCGGCAACAGGCGGCGGAATACCGCGCGACTTCAGACTTTTCCCGCCACCTCAGCCGCGACGCGGCGAATTGTCTGGCGCGGCGAGATTCCGCTTCGGTTCGCGCGCAGCGCTAAGAGGCAAGGGCGCTCTATCCGGCTTGAGCGGCATCGGGTTCGGCAGTTCAGCGTCGCTGGTGAACTACCCGCGGCAGCAAATCGAAGAGGATCAGTGGCTTATGGGTTACATCAAACAATTGGTCGAATCCGGACAGCTTGAGCAATGATGAAAGCCGACGACCTCGAAAAGTACGCCGACCTGATGGTCGAGTCGTTCAACAAGGCACTTGAACTACGTGAGGCCGGCATTCTGAAGCGCCTCGCCGCGCTTGAGACACGCGAACCAATCGTCGGACCAGCGGGCAGCGATGGCCGTAACGGCACAGATGGCAAGGACGGCGCTATCGGTCCCGCTGGTCGCGACGGAATCGACGGTAAATCGGGCGAGCCTGGCAAGGATGGATTACACGGCAAAGACGGGCGTGACGGAGTCGACGGTGCCGATGGCGCAAACGGTCTGGCGGGCAAAGACGGTCGCGATGGGATCGACGGTAAAGACGGATCGTCCGGAGTCGACGGCAAGGACGGCGTTCCGGGACTTGCGGGTAAGGACGGTGCCGACGGTCTAAACGGAAAAGACGGTCGCGATGGCGTTGACGGCAAGGATGGCGCCCCTGGCCTCGCAGGCAAGGACGGGAAGGACGGCATCGACGGCAAGGATGGAAAGGACGGACTAACCGTCAAGGGCGACACGGGCGATCCTGGTGCCTCTGGGCGGGATGGGATTGACGGCAAAGACGGCCGCGACGGAATCGCGGGTGCCGACGGTTCGAACGGTCTGGCAGGTAAGGACGGCCGTGATGGATTCAGCCTGAAAGACTTTAGCTGCGAACCGCTCGACGACGGCCGCACGATCCGCCTGAAATTCATCGGGCAGGATTTGGAGGTCGTTGAGGAATTGACCTTGCCGATCCCGGTGTATCGCGAGGTCTATCAGCGCGAAAACCGCGAACTCTATTGCAAGCACGACTGGCTGACCTACGGTAACGAAACGTGGGCCGCCTTGGTCGACAAGCCGACCAGTGATCCGGGGATGGATCGCAGCGAGTGGCAGTTAGTGGCTCGCAAGGGGCGGGACGGACGGGATCGCGACCGCGCCAAAGAGCACAACGGCGTAGTCAAGCTCTAACCCTATGTACCTGAATCCCGGCACGCCTTGGCAGGGCGCGACGGTGGCTGTGCTCGGCTCGGGGCCGTCGATGTCGCTGAAGGTCGCCGACTCCGTCAAGCATCTGCCGCGCATCGTTTTGAACACGACCTACCAACTGGCTCCGGACGCGGACTACATCTACGCCGCGGACCCGATGTGGTGGATATGGGCGACAGAACAACTTTGGTGGGATCACTCATCGAAGGGCTGGAAAATGACAATGGAAAGCCGCTCGCGTCAGCATCCGAACGTGCCGAAAGAAATAGGCGTAATGCGTTACGGCGGACTGCACGGCTTCGACGATCGGCCAGGATATCTACGCAGCGGCGGCAATTCCGGATATCAAGCATTGCACTTGGCGGCTTCGATGGGAGCCGCGCGCATTCTGCTGTTTGGATTCGATTGTCACGGAGGGCATTGGCACGGTGACCATCCGGACAAGCTCGGGAATCCGATGGCGTCGACGTATGCCGGCTGGATTCGGAACTTCACGAGCCTGGCGCCGCTACTTCGTGAGCGTGGGATCGAGGTCGTCAACTGCACGCCCGGAAGCAAGCTTGAATGCTTTCAGCCGATGGAACTCGCAGCGTGAAGCCGGTCGTGATTCAGGGCATGCACGGGCTAGGTGACAACCTGTATCAGAGGGCAGTAGCGAAGCAGATCACGCAGCCAGTACACCTCTACACGCCGTGGCCGCAGCTGTACGCGGACATCCCGACTGTCACATGCTTGCGACCGAATACGAAGCTGCGCACGCAGAGGAAAAACGAGCATCGGCCGGAGTCGAAGTTCAGCCGTGAGCCGGGAAAGCCTTGGACGTACATACGCTGGCACTACTCGATTCAGCCGAATCAAACGATCCTCGAAAGCCTGGCGCAGCAGATGAGTGTCAGTGGTCCGTTCGACATGCGCGGGCTGGTATTCGAAGGGCCGAAGATCAAGGAGCCGTACATCGTCGTGCGGCCGGTATGCCTGAGACGCGAATGGAAGTCAGATCCTCGCAATCCGCTGCCGGAGTACATCGCTGCTGCCATCGAGCATCTGCGGTCGCGTTTCACGATCGTCAGCGTCGCCGATCTTGCAGAGGGTCACGAGTGGGCACTTGAGCCGTTACCGTACGCCGACGTCACCTATCACCGCGGCGAGCTTCACGTGGAACAACTGCTCGGCCTAGTGCGCGGTTCTGCAGGGATGGTGGGCGGGGTGGGCTGGATCGTTCCGGCGGCTCTGGCTTACGGCGTGCCGCTGTTTCTGATTTATGGCGGATGGGGAATCGCCAATGGACCGCGCCGGCTGTTTGGCGTTGATCACTCTTTCATCGATCAGGTGCTGCCCGATGCTTTCTGTCAATGCAATTCAAATCGCCACGCCTGCGACAAGAGAATTCACGACATCGATGATCGAGCGCGGGCATTCGCTGTTCGACTCATTCGCGAAACTGCGCTGGCTGCCTGAATGTGGAATCGGCTGGTATCCGGTCGAAGGACAACCGTATGACCGAACTTACTGGGAGAAATATCGGAGCTATGACGACACGCCGACCGGCGAACTCCTTACTACTTGTCGCCTCGATCTCGTCGCTCGACATCACCTCGGAAGCGTTGTCGACATCGGGATCGGTGGCGGCAAGTTCGTTGCGTCACATCACTCGGCTCGAGGCTACGACATCAATCCTGAAGCCGTCGCGTGGCTGCACTGGACCGATAAGTGGGTTGATCCTTATTCCTCGATCGTTGAAGCCGCGACGTTCTGGGATTCGCTCGAGCATATCCACGACCCGACGCAACTGCTGCGGAACATCCGGCGGTTTTGCTTCATCAGCTTGCCGATCTTCAAGGACTGCAATCACATCCTGCGATCGAAGCACTTCCGCAAGGACGAACACTGCTGGTACTTCACAAGACGTGGCATCGGTCTATTTATGCGCTCGTTTGGCTTTGAGCAGATCGACGAATGCACGATGGAGCAGACCGTGGGTCGCGAAGATATTGAATCCTTTGTATTCGAGCGCGAATGACTGACCCTTGGCTCGTCTGGTATGAGTCGCTCGCCGCGTTTCGTTACGCGACGCTGCATCGTTACCACTTGCGGGTGGTCGCTGAGCCGACGTTCGACCTTGAGCCGATCACGCTCGAGCAGGCTTACTGGCATCTGCACATCGATACTTACGGCTCACCTCTGGGCAGCGATCACGACGACTGGCTCGAAAACATCGGCATCCCCGGTGCCCGTTCATGGTGCGAGGCGTATCTCGAACACTCCATTGCACAGCAGACGCTAGAACTAACGACCGACCACTTTCCGGACACGGATTACATCGACTTACCGTTCGGACCTGTCCTGAGCATCGAGTCAGTCACGTACTTGGACGACGGCGGGACCGAGGTCGAATTTGCGGATACCGATTATTCACTCGACAACTATAGCCAGCCGCATCGCTTGTATCTCGGGTACGAAATGGAATGGCCGACGGTCGTGCGTCAGGTTAGGAACTCGGTGCGCATCCGCTACATCGCAGGCTACTCGTTACCGGGAGACAGCCCGCCGGGCGAGTTCCCGCTACCGCATAAGACGCGGATCGCAATGCTGTTGCTACTCGGTCATTTGTTTAGATTTAGAGAGCAGACGGTTGTGGGTTCAGGTGGCACGACGCTGCCGCATGAAATACCAATTGGCGTTCAGTCGTTCCTCGATTGGGATCGTGCACGCCCACACTTCGTATGAGCATCGTCACCGGGGCAGGGCGGCGCGACAAGCTCGTCACGATCCAATACGTTGTAGAGACGCGCGACGCGGACTTTTCCTCGATTGAATCGGATTGGGAGGACTTCGCGCAAGTGTGGGCGCAAGTGGAACCGATCAGCGGGCGCGAATACTTTCTGAACCGCGAGCAGCAAACCGAAGTGACGGTGCGGATTCGCATGCTTCACATGCCAGGCATCACGAACAAGATGAGAGTCTCGTACCGCGACAAGCTCTATCAAATCGTGACCGTCATTGATCCTCTCGAACAGCGCGAGGAGTTAGAACTCGTTTGCTCTGACTTCGAGCAGGTCGACGAGTCGTAATGGCAACACATGCGCGCATCGCAGATCCTAACAAGCAACGCGCGCTCCTTTTTGAGGTTGAGCTTGAGAACTTCGCGGAAACAGCCGCGCGGCTCCGGGGATATCCGAAGCAATTGCGCAAGAACTACATGCGCGGCGGCATGCGCGCGGTTGTGGCCTATCTGCGCAAGGGCGCACGGCGCAGATTGATGCAAACCACCAAGATGCGAACGGGAGCTCTACGGCGTTCCATCGGAGTTAGCACGCGAGCATTCGACGACGGAACCGTAATCGGCAAGGTATGGCCGGGAAAGATAGCGACAGCCGGAAAGTTCGCCGGCCATAGTGCGTGGTATGGGCACATCATTGAAGCCGGAGCGAAGCCGCATCGGATTCCAAGTTTGTATGTAGGGCGAGGACGCGGGCGACGCCTAAACGAAAAAGCGATTTCCTTCGGCGGTAGGGTATTTGCATCTGTCGATCATCCGGGCATAAAGGGTCGGCACTTTATGCGGGATACGAAATTGCAGGACATGGCGCACAGTCGACAACTTTTTAGCAATTACGTCGAGACACGTTCTAAGGATTACATCGAAGGCAAGGCGGTCGCCAAATGAGAGCGGAGAAGGTAGTCGCCTATCTGCTCAACAACGACGCGACCATAGATTCGATCGTCGGTGAGAAGATTTGGGGCGGCGTATCAGGCAAGGGAGCAAAGGCTCCGCTTCTGGTCTACGCGAAGCAAAGCGCGACGCGATCTCCTGATCTCGATGCAACGAAAGCAATAGTCACCGCGATCATTGATGTCCTAGTCGTGGCGCGGACCTATCCAGAATTAAAGGCACTGGCCGAGGCAGTACGCCTTGCTGTGTCTTACAAGTACGGCACGATTGCCGGCGTCGAGAATATCGAGACGCAACCCAGCGACGAAGGGCCGGACGAGTACGACTCAGACTTAGAAGAGTTCGCGCAAGTCTGGACTTTCATCGTGATTCACGTCGAGTAGTAGTTCCCCACCCCACCTAGGAGTTAGATAAATGTCACGTACCGCAGTCAATGGCGCGGTGGTCGAGATCGGGACCACTTTCGGCTCAGCGCAAACCTTTTCGTCGATCACGAATGCAAATCCCGCGGTCGCATCTTTCGCTTCTGATCCTAGCCTCGCGGATGGCGACTACTTCTACGTTGCTACCTCCGGATGGGAGGACTTAGCCGGCCGAGTTCTTCGAGCAGACAACGGCAGCGGTGCGGGTCCGTATCTCCGCGACTTTGAGGGATTCAACGCGACCGATACAAATCGCTATCCGACAGGGCAAGGTGCGGGTACGGTCATCGAAGTCACCGCATGGGCAACGATCGGCCAAATCCTCGGCGATACGTTCAACCCGAGCGGTGACGAGCAGCAATATCTCGTCTATCAATACCTTTCGTCCAATCGGCAGCAGCAGATCCCGACTACACGGACTCCTGGTGTCATCAACTTCGAAGTACACGACGACGCCGCGGATACGGGGCAGCTCGAAGTATTCGAAACGCAGGATCAAGCGACCGAGCGGCCGTTCCGTATCACGCTGCGCGACGATAAGAAAATCCTCGGCATGGCTTTCTTCTCGATCTCGAATATCCCGCTGCTGCAAGGTAACAACATCGTGCGTCGTTCCGTGTCGATGTCGTTCCAGCAAATTCCGACGACTTACGCAACCTAATGGACATAGAAACGAAACCGACCTCTCAAAAGGAGGTTATTTTGCAGGCGGCGAAAGCTGCCCGCACTTATGCGCAGGAGATCGAGGGACGCTCATTTACGTTGCAGATGCCGAGTCAGCACGATATGCGCGTCAACTATCTCCGCGCAGGAGCAGACGCCGACGATCCGGCGCTCGTCTATCTCGTCCTGCGCGAGTCGTTAGAGAAATCTCTGGTCGGATGGTCGGGCATAACCGTTGACGATTTGTTAAAGAATGGTGACAAGTCATCGGCAGACTTTAACGTCGAACTCGTCCCGGTATTGCTTGACGCTCAAGACGACTGGCGTGAAGCACTCGATAAGGAATTGACGAAGAGACTCGCCGAACGCAACGGATCAATCGAGGCCGCACAAAAAAACTGATCGAGCACCTTGACTGGGCCGGCGCGGGCGACAAGGTGCAGAAATTAGAGCGCATGGGATGGGGCGTCGTGGTTAACAAAGTCCCGCCCGCATTCAATACCGACGCTGACCGCGCTTTCCATTGCTGGCGATTCTGCGGCGGCTACCGGCCCGAATTGCTTCCTATCTACGCCGCAATCTATGGGCTTCCCGATCCCGAAACAATGGTCGAACTTCTAATCACGATCCGCGATGGCCGCTAATCCGACAATCGTCGTCAAGGGCAAGGACGAGGGCGCGTCTGCGGTCGTAACGAACGTCGCGACGAAGCTCGACGGGATGCGCGCGCCGGTTAATCGGCTCGGCACTTCACTCGGCGGCGTCTCGAAGCAACTTGACGGGATGCATGGTCCGGTCAATCGGCTCGCGGCGTCGTTCGGTGGACTTGCTGGAGCGTTAGGCGTCGGGCTGATATCGCAGTCGATTCGGCGAATCATCGAGGACTTGGACGAACTCGACGAGACAGCGCAAGGGCTCGGCGTATCCGCTCTAGCTCTGTCCGAAATGCGCATCGCTGCGCAGCAGGCGGGCGTAGGGACTGAGCAGCTATCGAAAGCGATGGCTGGCCTCAATACCAAAATCAAGGAGGCCACAACCGGCAACCACGACGCCGCGGCGCTATTCGAAGAGCTCGGAATCTCGATTCGCGACGCGGCCGGCAAGATCAAGCCGACCGAAGTTCTGTTCGGTGAACTCGCGGATGCGATCAAGGGCTTTGCGAACGACGGATCGAAGGGTGCACTCCTCGCTGAAATCCTCGGGCAGAAGCTAGGACCGAAGTTCGCTGCGTATCTAAATGAAGGCTCCGAAGGGCTGCGCAAATTCTCGGGATTTACCGAGCAGTCATTCGAGCAGTCGCGCAAGCTGCACGCCGAAATCGATATCCTTTCGGCGCGCTTCTCTGCGTATCACAATTCCGTAGTCGGCGACCTTGCGACGCAGATCAACTCGTGGATCGAGTTAACCAAGCGCGTCAAGGAATACGGAGCAACCTTTTCCACGCGCGGGATTATCGACAACCTTGGCGCTCTGGATGTAGCGCTCGGCATTGCCAAATCACGGACCGATGCGCTGATCGAATCGGAACGGACCGGCGCCGCGATCGCAGGACAGAATGCCGACGCGCATAAGAAAAGCGCGGACGCCATCCTCGTCGGTGCGAAGGCGCGAGCGGAGGCAGCTAAGGCAGCCGAAGCCGCAGAGAAGGCACGCATCGCGGCAGCGCAGGCCGCAGCAAAGGCGGCAGCAGCTGCAGCAGCAGCTTTCCTCGATTCGCTCGACAAGCAGGTTCTAAAACTCAACCAAAACGAGTTCGCTGTCCTCCGTCTAGAGGCCGCTCAAAAGGGTGTTGCCAAAGCCGCCGAACCGTATATCCGCAAGCTCGAAGAGGCGAAGAATCTGCAGGAGGCGATTACCGCTTTCGTGAAGGATCAGGAGCGGATCGAGAAGGAACGAGCCGAGTCGTTCGACTTCACACGCGACCTAGAAAACCGCGTCCGCTTGCTGGCTGACGAAGCCGAAATGATCGGCCGTTCGGAGATCGAACAGCGGCAACTTACGGCGGCGCGCGAGATCGACGCGCAGGTATTGGAACGCATCCGGCGGCTCGACGATCCGGCTGAGATCTCGCGCGCCTTTGACGCAGGCGAAGCGGCGAAGCGCACGGCGGCGCTCGCCATAGAAACCGCAGCGACGAGAAAATCACAGTTAGCTTTGCAAGGCTTGCTGGTCGAACTTGAAAACGAGACAGCCGAGATCGGCCTATCTACTGCAGCAAGACAACGCTCGAACCTGCTCCGCAACTTAGAAGCGAGCGGCATTGATACGACGAGCGACGCCTATCGGGCTCAGCTTGAGATCATCGAACGAATCGCAGACGCCACGCAAAAGAACGAAGACCGGAAGCAATTGCAGGCCGATATAGAAAGCCTCTCGGCGGCTACGGCCGACCTCATTGGCGAGTTTTCGCGGACTGGCGATATCAATGCGTTCTTCAAGAATCTATCGCAACGGATTCTAGACTTCACGACCGAGCTTCTAGTTGTCAGACCTTTGATGCTTGAGTTTCAAAAGATACTGACCGGGCAGGCTAACAGCGGACAACCGGGAAGCGGATCGCTTCTCGGAATCATCGGGCAATTGATCGGTGGTGCCTTTGGTGGAGGCGCGGCGAATAGCTCAGCTTTCAGCGGCGCGTATTACGGCGGGAGCGGTGCGTCGTTCGCTGCCGGTACGGACTACGTCCCTAAGACCGGATGGGCGAAGCTGCACGAGGGCGAGGCGGTGATCCCGAAGAGCGAGAACACCGGAAAGATGCGCGGCAACGTCACGAACAATCTGCAAATCGTTATGCCACAGAACGTCACGCCGGCCACAATGAAACAGACTGGCGCAACGATCGCGCGTCAGCTTGCAGTGACCAGCCGGCGTCTTAACTAAATGGCCTTTCTCGAAAGTCCCCGCCTATCAGTAAAAATCTCATTCGGGGCGCAGGGCGGTCCCACCTTCGACACCGAGATCGTTCAGGTCCGTTCAGGCTTTGAGAAGCGCAACACGGATCGCGTGCAGGCGCTGCACAAGTACGAGATCGGCCTCACGGTTCGCAAAAAATCCGAGTTCGACCTGATCCGCGATCACTTCCTAGCAGTTCGCGGAATGCTCGACGGCTTTCGCTTCAAGGACTTCGCCGACTTTCAGGTCACGACCTCCAATGGCCGACCGATCCCGCTGCACAGCACGACTCAAGTCGGGACTGCAGGCGCAGGCTACGGCACTCCCAGTTATCAACTTGCCAAGCTCTACACGGCGGGCGCGAACACCTTCCTGCGAGACATTCAAAAGCCAGTCTCTGGCACGCTGATCCTGCGCCGCGCCACGGTGACGATGACTGTAGGTGTGGGCGCGGGCCAATATGCGATCGACAC